ATCAATACTTTCTGGCAGAAGATAATCACCCTTAGTAGCAGGACGATCAGCGTAAGCCTCTCTCTGCATTTCCTCTTGCCATGAAGCCTTTAGGTCTTCTTCCTTTGCGCCCAGCTTAGAAGATAATTCATTGTACGCCTTGCCCAAATCCTCTGCCGAGTTAAATTTCTCAGGCAACCAATCCGGTCTATCGGTCTGCGTTTGCGTAACTTCTGCAGTTGCTTCTGCGGGTTGAGGCGATTCATTTAATAATGACTCAGACATTTTGCTTTACCTTATGACCATGCTGTATTCTTGCTTCAAGTAGACCAACTATATATCGCTGCCCTTCGTGATGGCGCAATTCTTCTGTAGTTATATTTGGCCCGTGCACACGGTTTACCGTTATAGATTTAAGGTATTCCATGACAGCCTTACCCATTTCTGTTTCAAACAAGTGGGCAACCGTAGTGCTTATGATTTTATCTTGATTAGCTGCGCGTTGTATTCCATCAATGCCGATGTTTGTTTTTGGCAACTTTATCTCCTATTGCAGTTGTTCCTGTGGCGGCTGCTCTTGCATTTGCTGTTGTTGCTGCATTTGCATTTGCTGCGCCATTGCAACTATCTGCTTACGTTCTTCTGGATCACGAATCAACCCGTCAGGCACACCAAACTTCTTAGCAAGATGTGCTGCCGTTTCTTCTGAATTGATTAGTAGGTTAAGAACCTCTGGCCCAAAGGTGCCAAGAACCATCTCAAGAAACCGACCAACAGATGATATATCTGCGTTAGCCTGTGCTTGTGCTAGTGGAGATATAGACCTAACCTTAATCTCACGACCATTAACATTTGGTATCTCAATGCGGCCCTGCTTTTTAAGAATGTAGATAACGCGCTGCAATACTGGCTGCACTAGCTCTGCTTGCAGTCTGCCAAACGCAGAACCCATACGCCTAGATAAATCAGCCATACGTTCCGCAACCTCAGTAGCAGATGCAGGAGTTTTATCTGGATTGCCAAGCATGTCATTATACAACGCACGTTTGATGTTTAAGCGCATATCAGAAAGTATAAGCTGAGATACACTAAAGTCTCCTGCTGCAGCAACGGGCTGTAACCCATTGGAACCAATAGCCTTTGGTATAATAGACCCCGGCACTAAGGATATAGTATCAGGATTAATGACGCCATCATCATCCATTTGATACACGCCAGATATAGCCATCTGTGCATTTTCTAGGATTAACTCAATGGTTAGGTTGGTTGTCTTAATAGCAGACAGCGCATTGATAAGAGGGCCACGACCATAGACTTCGCCAGCACACTTAGACCAACGAAAACAAATAAACGGATTAGCGCCATTGCCCTTAAGCTCACGTTTGTAAATCACGCTTTCGGTAGTCATGCAGTAAGCGTAACTCATATAAACTTCTTGGTTTTTCTGTGAGTAATCACGGCAAACCAACTCAAGTACAGTTGTTGTATCCTTACCGCCGTTACCCATGCGGTTTTGTATTTGCTCATTCATTTCAGCATCAGGATATAAAACCTGCAACTGATTATATCTAATGCCCTTACGCTCACGGTAGATGTGATCTATCCGATCATCGGGGCCAGTATCCAGAACAACATGAGGCAAAGGAATAGCAGAGAAGCGTATTGGATTAATTGCATCGCCTTCTTCTGCAACTAAAACGCCAGTGCCTACAGCTAAATCCATAAAGGATTCATGCACCTCTTGGCTAAAGTTAGAGTTTTGCAAAACCTCAAATACATAATCAGTGACTTCATCAAGGTCATTATTAACAGCATCACGCTGTTCTTTAGGAACCTCAGAGCCAGCAGTTAGATCAGCCCAACGCGCAAAGTTAGGAACAATGCCCGACTGCAATCGGGATGCAAACTCTTGCACACCAACAACAGCAGTCTCGTCAAAGATTTTATCATCGCGTCTTTGCCCTACGCTCTCATAATAAAATGACTCACGCTGGGGAAGGGAATACTCATAGCACTCTTCAAACAAAGGTATAAAGTTTTCACGCTTGGCTTTTGCTTTAGCGTAATGCTCGTAGTAACCTTTAGCTATTGGATCATCTATCATAATTGAAACCTGTTATAAAACCCAGCGCCACCACCAGACTTAGATCGCAGCAAAGAACGACGACCACGCGATCCGCTTCTAAATCTTTTAGCTGTAGTTTGCTGTATAGTATCTTCTGTAGCTTTGCGCTTTTCTTCTGCCAACTCTTCGTTAGCTTGAGTAGCCAAAGACTCAATGTCGCTTGGCCCTTCATCTACCATAGGCGCACCGCCTTTTCTTAAACCACCAGCAAAAATATTACTGTTAATACCAAGAGGCTTAAATACTTTATTTGAAACCTGCTCTAGCTTTCTAAGCGGCCTACTTATGAATTTGCACATAGCAATCTCCTTTGTTGGTTAGCGATAAGCACAACACAGAACAATCAGCAACGCACAATTACATACGCGCCCATAGTCCTTGTCTGCGCTTGGGACTACTACGCTTGGCAAATACATCAAAGTCCCTCTTAGCAACAGATGGCCTAGCTGCTTTTTGATTATTCATCAAGGCCCGACCTTCGCCAGCGCCCAACAGCATATACTGCAGCGCATCGTGAATGTGACTAAACATATTCTTGTCAGGCTTATCTGCGTATCTTTCGCCAGATACTTCCATGCGGCGATACTGGTATCCACCCTCAAAGCCCTTGATAAGCTGAGAACAACGGCGATCTACTAGAAAAGCGGGTTTGCCCTCTGTCATTTTGTTAAGCTGCGAAGATACCGACTCAAGGCGCAAATCCACGGAATTAGACGGGGCGGGGAATGCTCTAAGGCCAGCACCTCTAAGTATGTGGAACGGGGTAGATTCGTCGGTCTGCGCCCGAAAGTCACCCGCAGGATCACCATAAATAATAACCTCAGAACACTGAGAGAATCTAGTAGCAATCTGCTCACGTAGAACTTCCGCAAACCTAACAATACCCATGTCAAACGCAACGACTTCATCCTGTACTAACCACCTACCTCTAACCTTTTGACCCATAGTAGCCGCAGGGGTTAGACCAAAATCCAAACCAATATACAAAGGATAACCAGCAGCAACAGGGATTTCCTCTTTAGCAACGTGTGTGTCAGTAACAAACATAGGATAGATTGGCTTGCCGTCTTGGATAGAACCCAAACGATTCATAACGTAAACATCTATCCAGCTTTTAGTCTTACCTTGAATAAGATTAGGATAATAAGACCCCATCATGTTCTTAGTATTCTCTGCGCTCTTACTAGGCTTGTAGGCATCCACTTCGTTCTCGTCGTTCTTAACCTCAGTCATGGCAGCAGGTTGCGTAAAGAATGACCAGTTGTCAGGCTTAACCAACATCTTAGCTTGCTCTCGCGGGATATGATCTGGAATCGGAACCTCACCAGACATAATCGGCCACCAATGATCTTCCTCTGGCGCATTGGTATCAGCAATATCTCCTGTCCAAGACGGCCCTCCCTCACGCATAGAAGGAAAGCGACCAACGCGCATAGTACACGCATCCATAATAGACTTGGGTATTTCTCTAGCTTCATTAACCCAAATGCCAGTAAGCTCTAATGACAATAACTTCTTAACGTCTTCGGGCCTATCAAGAGCTAAGAACAAAACCTCAAGATCAATGTCACCCTTTTTAATGTGGTGGGTATACGGAACCGACCAAGTAAACTTACCCCAATCAGCTTCTGGAAACCAATCAAGCCAAGTTTTAATAGTAGTTGTTCTAAGCTGTGGATTGGTATTACGAATGATTGCCCATCGGCTTCTGCGTATACCCTTGCTATTCTTTTCCTGACCAAGCGCCCTGCGGAATACCTCAATGCAGCAACCAACAGACTTGCCAGAACCTACAGGGCCGCGAATGCCACGAAAGAATGTATTGTCTTTCATAAACGCCTTAAGCGTTTCTCCGTCTGGTTTGTATTTAAAATCAACCACAGTACTGTCTGCCGAACCTCAACATTCTATCAACAGTCTCAGGGGCCATGCCGTCAATCATCTTATCGCATTCTCTGTCAGTGGCAAAGTCCAGTGGCACATACGTTAGATGAACCTTTTTAACTATCTGCCTAAGTACTTCTAGCTCTGCTAGGGAAAGGGTAGATATAAAACTCATGTACGATACTGCCTTACTTTTTTAGCAATAGCTTTCGGTTGAGCCACAAACTGCTTACCCTTAGCCTTGCCCTTTCGTTTAGCTGCGGTTGTAGCTGCATATTCAGAATCACTAAGAGCAGCAATAGCTTTACTAGGTAAGTACCGTTCACCAGTGTCACTAGATCGCTTGCCCGACTTGGTGCGCCACTTTTGCTTACCCCAATTCAATAATGATCTCTGAGGCTTCTTCATGTGTAACTGCCGCCAGAAGATTTGTAACGCTTGGCTAACAACTGAGCTTTACGCGCCGACCACTTGCCAGCAGCAGTACCTTGAACATTCGCAGCCTTAATGCGCTTGAATAAAGACTTTCGCATTGTGGGCTTGGTGTAATTACCAGCAGCATTAACCGCCATTACTTTTTCTTCCCGCCTTTAGGCTTCTTGGGAGGACGTCCAACTTTAGTTCCGTAAGTTCCTTTACCACTCGGCATTTTATTTTCCTAACTTATTTTTTGAGATTATCTTCCAAGCGGCATCACTAACACCTTTCGGCTTTTGGGCCGGAATGGTTATTGTAGAAGGCGCTCTTTTAGGTTTGGGCTTCTTTACTGTAGGAGAAGGACTAGGTGATCTAGTTGTAGTTGCTGTAGGCTGTGGGATAATACCCAACTCTGATCTAGCTCTGTTTAATAAACTAGCCTTAACACCAGTTACATTGCCCTTACCCATACGATTACGTGTGTATATTTTACTCATGCTTTAGCCTTGTTCCGCTTACTAATTGCTCTAGCCTTCGCTTTTGCATCAGCTTTTGACGATGCGCCCCACACCTTTAGGCTAAGAAGAAGACGAGTTGGCTTTCCTTTTTCGTCCCTTTCGGGGCCTTTCATGTTTCCCATCCGTGCTAGAAAGCTGGCCCTTCTTGGGTTGTCTCCGCTTTTTACTGGAGCCTTCATGCCCGTTCCCGCCCGACCCCTTGCGTTCAAGCCCCCCTTCGGGTTCTTGCCTTCCTTTCGTGTCCACGCTGGTGTTGCCATGATGAATCCTTAATACCGATGCTAATACGCCAGCCCTCACGTCTTGGGCATCAACTTGTTTTTCAACAAAGACTTAGGTGTACGACCAAGCGCAGAACCAATACCAGCAACACGACCACCACCGCGAATACTTCCAGCAGCACGACCCCTATCACCCTTCTTAATAAGACTCTTAGGCTTCTCAGAAGAGTAAGAAGCTAACTTATTCTTCTTCTCAAACGCATCTAACTTCTTAGCTGCATTCTCCTTTTGCCTTTGATAAAAATCAGCTTGCCCCCTTAACTCAGGGCCAGTCTTGTTTTTAGTCTTATCTAACCAATTGCTAAAGTCACGCTGAATAGCCCGAAGCTCATTCTTTAATTTAGTGTGCTGTTTAGTAACTTCACTCATATCAATCTCCTATAACATTAACTCAAAGTGTGGCGC